CTGCCGGATAATCTGACGGTCGGCGGGCCGCTCTACCTCAGAGGGACGCAGATTAGCGACGAGAAAAAAACAGCGCGTGATGTCCGGCGCCTACGAGATGGCGACTATGTTCCCAACAGGTATCTGTATGCAGACGGGATACTTACTCACGTGAGAGGTAAATGCCGAAAAGCTGGGGAGTACATCCTGTACATTGGTAAGATCAAGGGGCGCAATGTGGTAAGCGATGGGAAGAACTACGCGCACTGCTCCAACCTGCGGGACGGTATTGCTGACCTTAAATTCAAAGCAGCAAAAGATCGTGGTGTTGACCAATTCCGTGGGCTGGATATGGACACGCCTATTCCGCTGGAGGATTGCATGACGATGTACCGATGCATTACGGGCGCTTGCCGACAGGGCACGGAGAGTTTTGCGGAAAGTCTGCAAGCGGAGGGAAAGCTGAAAGATCATTACACAATCCGCGAGATGATCGAGGTAACGAAAGGGCAATACAATTCGGAACACTTCGCAGAGTTTTGGGAGGAATAAAGATGGACTACCGTGTTCCAGACCGTCAAATCCCGCAGTGGGTCGACCACTACGACCCCGACGAGCACAAGATAGGCGCCTGCGCAGGCTGCGGCGGGGATATCTGCGATGACGATAGATACTACGATATCAACGGCGAGAAAGTCCACGAGGACTGCCTTGACCGTTGGGCGGAGCAATACAAAGTAAGGAGGGCATAACATGATTAAATTCAGACCGCTGCGAGCGGACGAGGTTGACCTGCGGGTTGACCGCTATACATCGAGAGGGGCTGTGCTTCTCTGCTACAAAGACGCGCGATGTGACATGCGCATTCTGGACGAGACGGTTGGCGCTGAAAACTGGCAGCGAGAGCATTACGAATGCAAGGGCAACCTTTTCTGCCGGGTGGGAATCCGAACTGATCCGCAGCATGACGAATGGGCATGGAAAGCTGACTGCGGAACCGAAAGCTACACCGAAAAAGAAAAGGGCGAAAGCTCCGACAGCTTTAAGCGTGCCTGCTTCAACTGGGGCATCGGGCGCGAACTCTACACCAAAATCAACATTGTTGTCCCAATGAAGACCCAAAAGAACGCCAACGGAAAATATGAGCCTGCAGATAGCAATGACAAGTGGGCACGGTTCACGGTATCGGAGATGGAAGTACACGGCGAACAGATTACATATCTGACGGTCGCGGACAAAAACGGCAACATCGTATTTAGCTATGGTCAGCCCGGCGAGCCTGTTGAGGACATTACTGCCGCCTGCGACCGCTGCGGAAGAAATATCACTCCGATTATGAAAAAGGACGGCTCCATATGGCCTGTCCGTGAGATTGTCCCCTACACAGAGAAAATGTTCGGACGCCGCCTGTGCGGGCCTTGCATGAAAGCCGAAAAGGAGGCTGAAAAGAAGAATGAAAACAAAGCTGCGGTTTGAGGCAGCGGACTGGACGAAAGACCGGAACGGCTACGGCATCACGCTTTATACCAAAGATGCCGCAGCCGCACAGTCCTTCCTCGACAGCATGGAGATTGGGAAAGCCTATGCCGCAGAGTTGTCCGAGGTTAAGAATAGGCGGTCACTCGATGCAAATGCGTACTGTTGGGTTCTTATTGGCGCTTTATCCGAAGCGCTTGGAAGACCGAGAGACGAGATCTACCGGCACTATGTGCGGGAGATGGGCGTGAACACCATCGTGTGCGTCAAGTCAAACGCAGCAGACAATATGCAAGAGGCGTGGTGCAAGCATGGGATTGGCTGGGTGACAGACGCTTTCCCAAGCAAGCTGCCCGGCTGCACCAATGTGATCCTCTACTACGGTTCCAGCTGCTATGACACAAAGCAAATGTCCCGTCTGATTGACCTCATCGTTGAGGACTGCAAGGAGCAGGGCATCGAGACAGCAACGCCGGAAGAACTTGCCTTGCTAAAGGAGGAATGGGGAAAATGAAAAACGAATGGGGCGCAGAGCTTGACCGAAACGGCTACGCACCGAGCATTGTACAGGCCGATACTTCCCAATGCTTCCTATGCAAGCGCTCCGGCGTAAAGCTCGACCGCCATGAGATTTTCGGCAACGCCATGCGGAGCAAAAGCAAACGCATGGGGCTTTGGGTCTCCCTGTGCCACACGCCTTGCCATCTGATACACGCACACGGCTGTGCAGAAGTGATGGATTGGCTGCACCGGCTGGGCGAGCAAGCCTGTATCGACAACTACGATTTCACTATTCCGATGTTCCGGGAGGAATTTTACACGAACTATTTGGAGGAAACAGAATGCTGAACAAAGCGATCCTTAATGGGCGGCTGACGAAAGCCCCCGAACTGAAGCAGACCCAGAACGGCAAGAGCGTATGCGGCTTTACCATCGCTGTAGGCCGAAGCCGCGACCGCGAGAAGACCGACTTCATTCCCATCGTAGCATGGAACAAGACCGCTGAATTCGTAAACCAGTGGTTCGGCAAGGGCGACCTCATTACCATTGTTGGCCGCATCGAAGTCCGCAGTTATGAGGACAAGGACGGCAACAAGCGCACAGCCACAGAAATCATCGCAGAGGAGGTTCTGTTTGGCGGCAGCAAGAATACCACCAACGCATCCGAAAAGCCCGCAGAGAGCAAAAACGTCGGGTTTGAACAAATCGAGGACGAGAACGACCTCCCTTTCTGATGGGAGGTGAGGAGGAATGGCAAAGGAATACTTCTGCGCGTACCACAGTTATTTGAAGTCCATACGAAACCTATCTGACGCAGAGTGCGGGAGGCTCTTTAAGGCACTGCTTCAATACAGTGCTGGAGAGCAGCTTATCAATCTTCAGGGCAGAGAAGGAATCGCTTTTGACTTTATCTGCGAGCAAATCGACAGAGATAACGAAAAGTACGAGGAGAAATGTAGGACTAACCGTGAAAACAGAGCAAAAGCGAACGAAAGCATCGCCCAACGACCGTCCACGACCGTCCACGACCGTCCACGACCGTCCACGACCGTACCCCAAAGAAAAGGAGAAGGAGAAGGAAAAGGAGAAGGAGAAAGAAATACTTCCTCCGGAAGTAATCCCCCCCCTTACCCCCCAAGGGGCCGTGTGGAGGTATCGGCAGGATTGTCGGAAAGCTGGGAAGGCTTTTGTGAGATGCGAAAGAAGATCAAAAAGCCGCTCACTGATCGGGCGGCGAAGATGATCTTGAACGAGCTGGAGCGGCTTGCGCCGGGAGACGACACGACAAAGGCCCTGATCCTTGACCAGAGCGTTAAGCATTGTTGGCAAGATGTTTACAAGCTCAAATCTGCTGAGGTACAGGCAAAGGATAATCCGAGCTTTGATCTTGAAGAAGCAGAGCGGTTGATGGACGGAAACGCAACGATGCGATAGAAGATGGAGGAGAAAGCGAAATGAGCCTTGATATTTGCCCGATGACGCTGAAGGAGGCAAATGCGTTTGTGGAGCAAAACCACAGACATCATAAGCCTGTTGTTGGCCACAAGTTTTCCATCGGCTGCACGGACGGAGAAAAAATTGTAGGCGTGGCCATTGTCGGTAGACCGGTATCACGGCATCTTGATGATGGTTGGACGCTTGAGGTCAACAGGCTTTGCACGGATGGGGCAAAAAATGCCTGCTCCATGCTTTACGCTGCTTGCTGGAGAGCTGCACGGGCAATGGGCTACAAAAAACTCGTAACATACATACTCGACACGGAAAGCGGAACGAGTTTGAAGGCAAGCGGATGGAAGTGCGTGGGTCAGGCTGGGGGCTTGAGGTGGACAGGGAAACGCCGACCAGAGGTTGATCTTTGCCCAGCTCAAATGAAAATTCGATGGGAGATGGAGGAGAATGCATTATGAGCAACATAGTGGCGGAGTTGTACCACGATAACTTTCAAAATTACAAGCGGTACAACATTACAAAGGCGCAGCTTGTTATAGCTGACATCCCATACAACATTGGGGTTGATGCGTATGCAAGCAACCCGATGTGGTATGAGGGGGGTAACAACAAAAACGGTGAGAGCAGGCTTGCAAAAAGCGCTTTTTTCAATACAGACGGGAAATTCAAAATTCCGGAGTATATGCATTTTTGCAGCAAAATGCTTGTCAAGGAACCGAAAGAAAAAGGCACGGCGCCTGCTATGATCGTATTCTGCGCTTTTGAACAAATGCAAACGGTAATAGAGTGCGGGAAACAGTATGGATTTGTAAAATCTTACCCTCTTTTTTTCTGCAAAAACTATTCGGCACAGGTTCTTAAAGCAAATATGAAGATTGTTGGTGCCACGGAATTTGCGGTTGTTCTTTATCGGGATAAACTCCCAAAATTTCGGAATGCAGGTGAAGACGGTAAGGGACATATGGTTTTTGACTGGTTCCCGTGGGAGAGAGATAACCGAAAAGAATACCCTAAAATACACCCAACACAAAAGCCGATTGCTGTTTTGAAGCGCCTGATCGAAATCTTCACCGACCCCGGAGATGTGGTTATAGATCCATGCGCAGGAAGCGGGTCAACGCTTCGGGCTGCTGCCGAAATTGGGCGAAAGGCATACGGATTCGAGGTTGACAAAGCAATTTATCAACGAGCAAAAGATGAGATGCTTTCAGGGCTTGAAAGCCTTGAGCAGCAGATCACGCTGCAAGAAGTATGTGGGGTGGGAAAGTGAAAATCATAATCCCCGAAATCCCGCCATCGTTGAACAAGTACGCAGGACGGCTGAACGGCTTGGAGTACCGTTCAGAAAAGCAGCGGTGGATCGTTCTTATGCGAGCACACTGCAAAAAGCAAAAGCCGATGGACAAGGCCATAGTGACCATCACCTACTACTTTCCCACACGCCATCGGCACGACCCAGACAATTACAACGGCAAGATGCTGATGGACGGTCTGACCGACAGAGGCGTGATCGCAGACGACAGCTTTGACCATGTGGAGCTGCGGCTGCGTGGGGCATATGACCCAAAGAACCCAAGGACAGAAATTGACATAGAGGAGGCTAACCAGTGACAGAAGATGAGAAAAAACCGCATATGACATTAGCGAAGGAAGCAGAATTTGCAGAAAGGTGGCTGCGCATCACCACAGCCATCAAAAATGCCGCAGGAGGGCGAAAGGAGAAAAAGGAGGTAAAGACGATGCCATCGAGTAAAAGCTGTTTGAAAAGCGAAAACGGCTGTTTTAACAAGGAACGCATGGAATTGGCGAAACAGCTTGTCGCAGACGGAAATACAAATGCGGAAATCGCAGATGTCCTTGATACAAGCGTAAGGACTGTGGCGGACATGTTGTACAGGTGGGGAATCAAGAGGGACAAGCAGAGACCGTGCAAGATGTGCGGGAAGCCGGTTAACAGCTCCCACCCGAAAACAGTTTACTGCGAGCAGTGCAGGAAAAAGGCGGCGAGTGAATGCGCAAAGCGGAGCGCAAGGAAGTATTCGACAAAAAAGACATGCGAATACTGCGGAAAAGAGTTTCTCGGAAGAGCGACAGCAAAGTATTGCTCAATTCCGTGCTATCAAAAAGCGGTTGCCTCCGGGAAGCACAAGAAGCCGCAGAATTGGCTAAAGCGAAGATCCGGAAAGATCGATATTGAAATACGCATCTGCGGAAAGGTCTCCGAGCGCAGGGAAAATGTAGACTACTACGATGCACGGGAGATCTGGCACAAGGGCTGGCTCGGACAGGGGTATGCTGCGATGATAACAGTAGACGGAATTTTGCTTGAAACAATTCCGCAGATAACAAAATTCTTTGGATTTGGGAGGGAGGAAGTTTGAAAAACTGGATAGCTGCAATCGTCATAATTGCCTGCTGCGCAATCCTGTTTTGGACGATGGGGCAGTTACAGATCGAGGCACAAATGGCGGCGGCACAGGCGGAAGTAACCGCCGAAGAAGCTGCGAAGCGGGAACAAGCTGCCTACTACAAAGGCTGGCAGGACGGAAAGAATTATTATCTTGAGAAGTTTGGAGGGATAAACTGATGGAACCTGTAATTAACCCGTGGTTGTTTTACCTGATTGAGTTGGTAGAAGGATTGAAACTTGTGTTTGGCGGTCTTGGCGGTGCGATTGGTCTTGTCCTTATTCTTTCGGGACAAGTTGATAGTGATTGTACTTATGATGAAGATATAAAGAAAAAGTGTCAAAAGAAGAAAAAGATTGGTCTTGCTGTACTACTTGTTGGGTGTTTTGTTGGCGTGTTAATCCCTTCATCTGACACGCTGATAAAGATGACGATAGCAAAGAATGTGACATACGATGCCGTAGACGCTGCAAAAGATGTGGTAATCAAAGTGTATGACGACATTATGGCACTGTTCCAAAAATAAAAGGAGGTAGAGCAATGAAAGGAATTGTAGTTACAACAAAGAACGAGATGCGGGTGCAGGAGTTTTCCAAGCCTACATACAAGAGCCTCGAAGATGCTGTAGGAGGATATTTTGAGGTTGTCCGCCCGGTGCGGCTGAAGCGCCCTTACTGCATGATAGTCAACGAAGAAGGGATGCTTCGTAATCTCCCGATAAACGGTTTCGGCAGTTTTTTGTACGGGGTTGATAGGCATTGCATTCCTGTTTTAGGAGACATTGTGCTTTTGAAAGAAGGAATCAACAGCGATGGGGAGCAAGATATATTAGGCCTTGACGAACAGGAAATTAAGCACATGTGCGATATGGTATCCGCCGTGAGCAGCGGAGAGATTAAACTGAGACAGGAGGTAGAGTGATGGCGGGAAAAGAATTGTTTGTGTTTGAATACACGATGCCATCGCTCGATTGGTACGAAATAATCAAGGTGGAAATCGACCCGGAGAAATTCTATTACTTTGGACTCGAACTCAGGTTTGGCAACGATTGGTGGCTTATTGGTATGAACCCGCCTGATTCAAATTCAGCTTTTGACAAATGGTCTGAAAAATGCCTCGGAAGGCTTACCCGCAGAGACGCTGCAAGATTTGCCGTATGGGCAGGCAGAAAGCTCATCAGAATCGAAGCCATAAGCGGAGCACTTGACCTCGTAAAAGAAACAGAAATGCTGATAGCTGCAGTTAAGGAGGTGGGAAGATGACTGAATTGAAACGCTGCCCTGAGTGCGGTGGAGCGGCAACCGTTATCCATATGTACGATACCTACGATAGAGCAGACTTTGGGTGGACTGCCGGTTGTGGGAGATATAGGGCTGTGATGGCCTCCACATAAAGGAGATGAAAGTATCTGGGCTACCCAGCAAAGAAAAAGCAATCGAAGCATGGAACAGGAGGGTTGACGATGGCTGAATGCATTAACAGGAAAGCAGCAATATCACTAATCAAACAGTATGCACATGATGCAATAGACGGTGGAAGATACAGCCTTGACACTGTTGACGATTGCATAGAACCGGCAAAACACATTGAAACACTTCCCACGGCAGATGTTGCCCCGGTGGTGCATGGGTGGTGGGAAAGCGTGGATTCCTCTTATTGGCGATGGACATCCTCCGGCGCTGTATCGGTTTCACACATAACCTACCGCTGTGGGCGCTGTGGTCGGGGGACGGTCGTAAAAACCAGCTACTGTCCCAACTGTGGGGCGAAGATGGACGGGGGTGAAAAAAGTGGCTGAATACATAGACCGGGAAGCGCTTGAAAAAGCAATGACGATAGCGGCAGTAAACGGGAAAGACAAAGACCGCCGAACATGGGCCAAAGCAATCTGCGTATTGCATGATATGCCAACGGCAGATGTAGTGCCTGTGGTCAGATGCAAAGACTGCAAACATGGGTTCTTTCACAACAGCAGCGGTGGAATGTATTGGTGCACAAGTCCGGCTGGGCTTTTGTTGCAAACACCAAATGCTTTTTGCTGCTATGGGGAAAAGAAAGAGGGTGAAGAAAATGGGTGAATACATAGACAAAGCGCTGCTGAAAGAGCTGCTTGAGAGGTACGGATGCGATAAGGACTTGCTGGAAATAGTCTCTTGTATCCCTGCTGAAGCAGATGTCATGCAAGTAGTGCGGTGCAAGGACTGCATATATTACGACAGAAACCATAATGAAGTAGCCGAATGGATGAGATGCACACATAATCACATAGATGTGTCGGATTATTGGTACTGCAGATCAGGCGCCAAGAAGGCTGGTTGGAGAAGGGACACACGGCAGAATTGGTATATGGAAAGGAACCCGGACGCAAAGCTGGACAAAAATGGGGTGTTAAAAATATGCCCAAGAAAGTTTGACCGCAATTTCAATGGCCAGCCAATTGGGTGCGAAAAAGATAGATGCGATAAGCCCATGTGCGACAGATGCAGGGGGACTTACTGGGAGCACGAGGTTGTGTTCAACGAAAATGGGCTGCTCCGCAGCCTATTGGAATGAAAGGAGGACAAAGATGAATGATAGACTACAAAAAGATCTGTAAGTGGGAGCTTGGGAGGTATTATGAAAAGCTGCTTGCCATCGAAAGCCTGCAGGACGAGATCGATACGCTGAACGCCCGCATGGAGGGCATCAGATCTCCGGCAAGAGATGCCACACCTGTACAGGGCGGCGGCTCGACCGCCGAGGAACGCATCATCAACTCCATCTGCAACAAGGACAACCTAACCGTCAACCATGAGCTGGTCAAGTGGCAAGTGCGCCAGATGGAGAGAGGGCTTTCTGTGCTTACCGAACAGCAGCGCAGAATCCTTGATGTAGCCGTCATGCGCAGAGAGTACAACGCCGTCGACAGATTGTGTGACGAGCTGCACATCAGCCGGGCGGAGCTGTACCGCAGAGAAGATGAAGCGCTCCGGAGATATACTATATGCCGATACGGCGTGACGGAGCTGTAAAACATGAGACAAATATGAGACAAACAGATCGGAAATCCATGCTATACTTATAGTGTGGTCAAACACACATTCTCTCCTTTTCACAACCTCCTTGTTATTAAAACTTTCCCCGCAGTTTTGGCTTCGGCATTTTACATGGGGACACAAAAAGAGCAAGCATTTCTGCCTGCTCTTTTTTGTTTTAGAGTTTGCGCGAATCAAATGCGCCGGGGAAGGTATTACAGTTTTCCCAACAGGACCAGTCAATTTTGCCGTCCTCCTCGGCATAGTCGGCCAAGTCATCGATGGAGACGACAGCGGCAAAGATTTGGCGGTTCCTGCGATCTGCTTCGGAGAGCTGCTCCCATGCTCCCATTGCTTCCCGGTTGGCTTCCTCGGCAGTACTATAGACATCCGTCCAGCTATCGCCTGTGCCGGAGATCGGCATGTCGACTACAATGTAGCGCTTTTCCATGGTAAGACCCCCTATAAATCGTTATATGGGTATTATACCATGAACTGCATAGAAAAAAGGTTGGGAACACAAACAAAACTTTTGGGCGAAACACAGCACATTGCACAAATGGATGCCCGGCATAGGAAACACCGGGAGGGATAGGGCGGGAAGAAAACGAAAGGAGGCGCCGATAATGGCCAGTGGTAACAAAGATAAGAGCAAAGAGAACCTGCGCCCGTGGAAAAAAGGGCAGAGCGGGAATCCGAGCGGGAGAAAGAAGATCCCGGAAGATGCCAAAGCAATGCTGAAAGCGGCTACTCCTGCCGCAGTTAAGCTGCTGATAGATACGCTGAACAATCCGGAGGAAAAGACGGAGACGAGGGTAAGATGTGCTGAAACAGTCCTTGACCGGGTATACGGAAAAGCCAATCAGCCGATAGATCTGGGCGGCGAGATCCCCAAAATCGAGATCGTGCTGGGCAATGGCAAGGAGTATGCCAAATGACGGTTAATTTAGGCACACCAAATCCAAAGCAGGAGCAGTTTTTGCTGTCGGAAAAGCGCAGGGTATGCTACGGCGGTGCGAGAGGCGGCGGTAAGAGCTGGGTGGTTCGAGCGAAGGCCACCATGCTTGCTGTTAATTATGCCGGTATTAAGATACTGATCCTGCGCCGGACATACGGCGACCTGTGGAGAAACCATGTGTTGGAGCTGCGAAAGGTACTGGAACCATCTATAGCAACCTATCGGGACTCGGAAAAGGCGATGATATTTCCAAACGGCAGTCGTATCTGGTTTGGATACTGCGCCGCCGAGGCTGATGTATTGCAGTATCAGGGGCAAGAGTACGACATCATGTTTTTGGACGAGGCGACACAGTTCACCGAGTTTATGTACAACAACCTTGTGGCCAGTAACCGTGGTGTCAACGACTTCCCCCATCGGATGTATCTGACTTGCAATCCCGGCGGAGTCGGTCATGCGTGGGTCAAGCGCCTGTTTATCGACCGTGACTACACGGCGGCGGAAAACCCCGATGACTACGAGTTTATCCCTGCAAAGGTATACGACAACACGGTATTGGTTGATAAGGACCCAGAATATGTGCGGATGCTGGAGACGCTGCCGGAGGATATGCGCCGGGCATGGCTGGACGGAGACTGGAATGTGTTTGCAGGACAGTATTTTGCCGAGTGGCGTGACGATATCCATGTGATAGACCCCGTCGAGATCCCCGACTGGTGGAGACGCTACTTTGCAATGGATTACGGCCTTGATATGTTGGCCGGATACTGGATCGCCATAGACGGAGATGGAAACGGCTATGTGTACCGAGAGATATACGAGTCAGGGCTGATTGCATCGGATGCCGCCATGCGGATCAAAGAGGCGAACGGGGACGATAAGATCGAGCAATGGCTTGCACCGCCCGACCTGTGGAATAGGCGTAATGATACAGGCCGCAGCGTGGCAGAGATATTTATGGAGCAGGACATCCCGCTGGTCAAAGTGGACAACGACCGCATTAACGGCTGGCAGGATGTACACGAGTGGCTCAAGCCGAGGGACAGCAGAGATATCATAACCGGCGACAAGACAAGGATCGCAGGGCTGCGGTTTTTCCGTAACTGTAAGCAGGTCATTAGATGCCTGCCGATGGTCCAGTACGATGACCATAAACCAAACGATGTAGCGACCGAGCCGCACGAGCTGACCCACGCACCGGATGCCATCAGGTATTTCTGTAGTGGCAGACCGTATGCAGGGCAGCCACCGGTTACAAAGTTTGAGCTGCCGCCGGAGCTGCGACAGCCAGAGGAGCAAGGAGGATATCAGGTATGGTAAGGCGATGGCTTAAGCGATTGATCCTGTGGGCGTTAGGGGACGACCAGACGGCACAGGAGCAATATGCAACAAAGATATTCAACGAGTGGCTTAACGGCCCGGAGGATTGATATGAGTGATGTAACCCTGTGGACGCTATACCGAGAGGGTGTAGCGTACCACAACAAGATGGGCTTTAGCACCAAATTCCCGACCTTTGTGCGATTTAAGGAGGGCGACCAGTGGCCACAGGCGACAGAGCGCACCAAAAACCTGCCGAGACCCGTTCTTAACATCGTGGACATGATCGTCCGCAGCAAGCGGTCAAGCGTACTTGACCAGCCTGTCAGCATTATCTACAGACAGGGCAGCGCCAGCGGTGACGAGATCCTTGACCAGATGCATCAGGACGCCGCCGAGAACTGCACCGAGTACGCCCGCACGATCTGGGACAGAGCCGACATGGACAAACTGTGCAATGAGGCGTGTGACGATGCAGCGACCAACGGGACGGGCATCTGGCACTTTTACTGGGACACCAGCGTTAAAGGCGACAAATATATAGGGGAGCTTCGTGGGGAAACCGTGGACGCCCTCAATTTTTTTGTAGCCAACCCGCAGCTCCGGGATGTGCAGAAGCAGGACTACCTCATCATCGCCCAGCGGCTCAAATTGGGCGCTGTACGCAAGATGGCAAAGGACAGGGGATTGCCTGCGGAAAAGGTCGCAAACATCTGCCCCGATGAATTTGAGGACGCAAGCACCTATCAAGCGGAAAGGATCGAGCTGGACGGCAAGGAAAACGAAAAGGTCACGGTGCTGACCAAGTATTACAGGAAGAACGGAGAGGTCGTATTTGACAAAGCGACCCGCAGCGTGGAGATATGCACGGCAGTACCGCTTACCCCGCAGGGCAGCCCCGTCCGCATCAAGCTGTACCCTGTGGCGGCGCTCAACTGGAAGCTGCGTAAAGCCTGCTTCTACGGCATCGGCGAGATCGAGGGGCTTATCCCCAACCAAAAGCTCATCAACTTTATGTACGGAATGCAGGCGCTGGCCATCCAGCAGATGGGCTTCCCAAAGATCGTGGCAAAGCCGGGAGCTATCAGACAGCCGCTGACAAACGAGCCGGGGGAGATCGTCACCGACTACTCCAACGGCGGGATCTCATACCTGCAGCCTCCTGCATTTTCGTCCGCTGCTACGCAGGTCAGCAACGACATGATCGACCTGACCCGTGTAGTAACCGGTACGACAGAGGTAACGACCGGCGAGTCCTTGGGTGCAAACATGGCAGCATCCGCAATCATTGCATTGCAAAACCAAGCGCAGACCCCCGTCAACGAGATCCAGCGCAGATATTGGCACGCAGTAAAAGAGATCGGCCGCATTTGGATGGAGTTTTTCAAAACATACTGCTCCGACAAGCGGGAAATCGTCATTGAGATGGGGGACGAGGTATCAGGCAGAGCATTTACCGGTACGGACTATGCGATGTACGACTTCGACCTGCAGGTGGATGTCGGCGCTTCGTCCGAGTATTCCGCTGTCCTTGCACAGGCGACCTTGGACAAGATGCTTGACCGAGGAGATATTACAATCGACCAGTACATCGAATTGTCCGACCCGAATGTAGCCCCGTTCAAAGAGAAGTTTAAGCGAATGCGGGAGACGCAGCCGAACCCGATGGAAATGCCCGGCGTACCCGCAGAAAACATCGAGGGTCTGCAGAGCGTTTCGGGAGTAGGCGGCGTACCTCTGCCGGATATCCCGAAAGCCCCGACCCCGTTAGACAAGTACAAAGGAGGCGGTAACAATGCTGTGTCCAAACTGTAAGGCAGAGATGCGGATCACAGGCAAATACCTGTCCTTTACCGGGGACAAGTCCCCGGATACCGAGACCAAGGCATTTATCAAACTGCAACTGGAGTGTAAGAATCCGCAATGCACGAACAGGACCCCAACCTATGTGACCAACCCCTTAGAGGGATAACCAATTTTAAGTGGCTGCTAAACGGAGCAAACCGAACCTCGCCACAGAAAGGATTTTATGGACGAAGAAATCATGACTGCTGCTAATGAAGATATCGTGGAAGATATCGATTCCTCTCCCGCAGTAGAGGAAACCGAGCCTGTCGAGCAGGAAGAACCTGCAGTACAGGAAGAACCTACCGAGACACAGAGAGTGTCAAGGAGGATCAAAGAAGCATCCCAAAAGAGCGTGGACGACTTTGTACGCAGCATGGGCCTGACCAATCATTATGACAATGACAGACCCATCACCACAAAGGCGGAGTACGAAGCCTTTGTTGCGATGCGGCGGCTGGACGAGGACGGACAAACCGACCCCGTATCAGCTTACCGAAATCAATCCTTGGAAGCGGAGATTGCCCGCTTGCGGAGCAATGAGCGCATGAGAGAGCTGGAGACTGACCCTGTAAGAGGGCAGACATTCACAAAGCTCAAAGACCAAGTGATCGAGCTGATGGACTACTGCACCCAGCAGGGGACGCCCTGCAGCGTGGACGCAGCGTTCAATACGGTGCTGGCGAACAGCTATTTTGACCTCGCCAACGATGCTGCAAACAAGGCCAAGGAAGACACGCTCCGAAGAATCAACAACAACGCACAAGCATCTCCCGGAGCATTGACGGGCGAAAGCCCCGAAGTCGAAGCCGACTACATGAATATGTCGGATAAAGACTTTGAAAAGCTGTATCAAGCTGCACTCCGGGGGGAATTAAAGAATTAAGGAGTGTATAAAACTATGGCAACTACTACCCAAACCTATGCAAATCTGACCGCTGAACAGAGAACCTTCTACGATCGCACTCTGCTGTCCCGGCTGCTGCCCAATCTGACCTTCCTGAAGTATGGTCAGAAGCGCCCCATGCCGAAGAACAAGGGCGACAAAATCAACTTCCGCCGCTTCAACTCCCTCAATGTCCCTGCGAATTCCCTGACCGAGGGCGTGACTCCTGACGGCGACAACCTGTCCATCACAGCTGTGAACGCTGTTGTGGCGCAGGAGGGCAACTGGGTCCGTCTGACCGACAAGATCAGCATGGTCGGCATTGACCCTGTCCTGACCGAAGCTACTGCTCTGATTGGCGAGAACGCCGCCGAGACCCTTGAAACCCGTTGTGCGGATGTCATCTTCAAGGGCACTTCCCAGCAGTATGCTGGCGGCGCTGCTTCCGCTGCCGCTATTGCCGCCGGTAAGGTGGTAAACAGCGAGGAGATCAAGAAGGCAGTCCGCACCCTGCGCAACAACAACGCAAAGACGATGGAGGGTGGTTATTACATCGGTTTCTGCGACCCAAGTGTTGCTTATGACCTGCAGAACGATGCCCTGTGGCAGGATATCTCCAAGTACAACGGCGCCGAGAACATCATGAAGGGCGAGATCGGCCGCATCCATGGTGTCCGTTTCATTCTGACCACCATGTGTCCCACCGATGCCACTACCGCTACTGCCGGTACGCTGCACAAGACCCTTATCGTAGGCAAGGACGCTTACGGCGTAGTCGATGTGGACGGTTCCTCCAAGCCCGAAATCATCATCAAGCCCACCGGCTCTGCCGGCACCGAGGATCCGCTTAACCAGCGTGCCTCTGTCGGCTGGAAAGCAATGGCGGTTACTGTACGCCTGCAGGAGCTGGCGATGGTCTGCATCCAGTCCATGGCTTCTGCCTAACCAAATACAAGGGAGGGGGTAACGCCCCTCCCTTCTTTTACAGAAAGGACTTAATATGGCTAACATCAAAAAGACTGACAACCCCGACATGATCGGAGAGATCGTGGAAAAAGCGACCGGCGATGAACTCGCCAAGGGCAATAAGGTGCGCATCCGTCTGCCGAAGGACCAGCTGAACAAAGAAGATGTCGTAGTGCCTGTGTGCATCAACGGATACACCTATCAGATCAAGCGTGGCGAACGGGTAGATGTACCCGAAGAAGTAGCACGCATCCTTGAAGAAGCAGGGTACATGGGGTGATTGAATGAACAAGAACGATGCCATTAACGGTGCGCTGCGGTGGATCGATGAGGCTACTGTAAATGGGTCGGCCGCAAGCAACGGGTTTATCGCAGACTACAGGGATAGAATGGAACACCTGCTGGACGGCGCTGGTGCGTTGGCGGAATCGCAGTTCCCGCTGATCGAATCCATCAGCATCGTTCAGAACATGCCTCGGTGCATGGAGGGCTCCAATTTTGAAGCTAAGACGGTTTATCCCGGTGATACCTACGAGTTTACCAACAGTGATGCAAAAGCCTACACGCTTGAAATTTGCGGTGTTCTAACAGCGACTATCGATGGGGCCCGGCGGCAGATTACCGCTCCTGAGTTCCAGCGGCTTTCCGGCAGCTTTAACGGCAGTATCAAGTTGGAATCGCAGTACCCATTTCAGGTAAGAAACGCTGCGTTTTATGCATTCCCGCTGGTAGAAATCCCAGAGCACATAGCATGGGTGCCTTATGAGCTGCCCCGGCAGATGAACGGCATGGTGAAAATCCTTTTCTCCGGTGACGGCGTGGCTTTCCGCGACTTTTCCGACTACCGGCGGCTGGATGAATACCATATTGCGATCCCGTACCATTACAGCGGGCAGTTCGATATCCAGTATAAGCACCGGCACGCCACCCTTGCAGGCGCTTCCGGTGCGACCGAGATAGAGGTGGAGCCCAAGGCGGTTCCGCTGATTCCACTTCGGCTGGCCATTGATGCCACAAGCGGCATTGATGAGACACTGGCGCTGAATCAGTTCCTCACCGGACGCTTTGCAGAGATGGTAGGCGCTATGACGGACGAGGACACAGAGAAACACCAAGTAATTGAAACCGTATTCATGATGTAAGGAGGGGAGCAAATGAGATATTCCCCGGCAAAACTCCCCAGCGCTGATGTGGTAAAGACCAATGCCATGGTCATTAACGACTTTTATGGCTGCGACTTTTCCAGCGGCGCAACCAATATCGACCCAAGAAGAAGCCCCAACTGCGAGAACATGATCCGTTCCTCCCCCGGCCGCGTGAGAAAGCGCCTTGGCTTTGCCAAAACGGCGGTATACGATGGCCGTATCAATGGCCGGTTCTCTCTGGATGGGACAGATATTATCCATGCGGGCACGAAACTGTATGCAGACGATACGCTGATCTCTTCCGCCATGAACGATGCCTTTTCGGTTGGCAAGAACTTCGATAAAGCGCTGTACCTGCTGGATGGAGCACACTACTACAAGGTAACGAACAGTGAAGACACCTTTACCGTGGCTAATGTATCGGACAGCGCCTATGTGCCGCGCATCGTTATCAATAAAAATCCGGATGGTACCGGCGGAACAACTTATGAGGATATCAACCTCATGTCGGATAAGTGGACGGAATCTTTCTATGTAGGAGATAAGACCGCAGCAGCAACAGTATTCCAACTTTCCCTTGAAAATTTGGATACAACACCTGTAACGGCAAAGATATTGCAAGCTGACGGTTCATTCGTAGACAAGGTGGAGACTACCGACTTTACTGTAAACCGCACCAGCGGCACCGTGACATTCGTAGCCGCTCCGGGTAAATCCCCTTTGGAGGGCGCGGACAATGTATATATCACTGCATCCAAGGACAGGAGCGAGAGCCGCAGCCGCATTACGAACTGCGATACCTGTATTGTGTATGGCGAGACGGGAACACGGCTATTTGTGAACGGCGATCAGAACTTTAAGGACAGGGATGTTTGGTCGGCGCAGAATGATTTTTCCTATTTTTCCGATCTATCCTATTCGATACTGGGCGAGGACAGCGAGCGCATTGTAGGTTATTCCATCGTGGGCGACAGGATAGCGGCCCACAAGAGCGGAACCACCGGCGCGGTGTATGTTCGCACCGGCTCCACAGTAACGGAGACCGATGATCTCGGCAACAGCGTGGAGACCTTTGCATTTAAGACCGGAAATGTAATCACCGGACACGGTGCAATCGCTCCGCACAGCTTTGTGCCGACCGATAACGAGCCGCTGTTCCTTTCCTCCACCGGCATATTTGCCTTGACCGCATCCGATGTGACCGGCGAGCGCTATGTGCAGAGCCGCAGCTTTTATATCAATCCGAAGCTGCTTTCGGAAAGCAATATCGCCGATGCCTACGCTTGCCTACACAAGGACTTTTATTTCATTGCGGCCGGTGCTGGCGTGTATGTGCTTGACCTGCTGCAAAAGCACTACGAGGAAGGGTAGCCATATTCTAACTACCAGTACGAGTGCTTTTATCTGACCGGAATACCCGCAAGGGTGATCTGGGACGATAACGGCGAATTGTTCGTTGGTACGGCGGATGGCAAAGTATGCAAATTCAATACCGATGAGACCGCTCCCAACTCCTACAACGACACGATGGACGGGGAGACATACACACCAGTAGGGTGCCAGTGGGAAACCCCAGATATCGATGGCAAGACATTTTACTCCAGCAAACACTTCCGGTACATGGCCTGCAGGCTGTCCGCTTTTGTGCGCACCAGCGTAAACGCCTATGCGATGTGCAGCGGCAAATGGATCTCCATTCTGACCGATGCGAGAACTGCCCGCTTCTTCTCATGGGAGGATATAGACTGGTCGAAGTGGACGTGGAGTACGGATACGACCCCGAAGGTGCTGGGCAGAAAGCTGGATATGCGCAACCTTGATAAAGTGCGGTTCCGCTTCTCCAATGGCAATGCGGAGCCTTTCGGGATTGAGAACATCGCAGTAGAGTACCGAGAAACGAGAAAGTACAGGGGGTAAGCTATGTTTGAAAAGATCAAAGCATCCGACGGCAATCCCTATACCCCGGATGCAGTATTTACCGATAGTGACGGCAACAGGGTTGGGGTAATCGGGCAGGACACCACCCCGAACCTTTCCGTCAGTGAAATGCAATTCTCCGTAGAGGCTGTGGTGCGTGAGGTTGTAATCCCTGCGTATAACAGCCTTGTTGATGCCCTGAACGCACTGGCGGCTGCCAGCAATATGGGCGCAGCAGATATTAATGGTGATGCCAGTACCGTACAGGCGGAGCTGGCCAAGCGCATCATCACCGGCAATGTGAAATACATCCGGTTGAACAGCGACAAGGTGCTGGAAACCAGCAATGACGGAGAGACATGGGAAGCCACCGGTTCTTCCGGCCACATCATCATAGCGCCGGATGGCACAGTAGCGCCGCAGCGCAGCCGCCTGAAATTCGCCAATGGCACAGTAACCGATGATGGTTCCGAAACCATTGTTACCGGCCTGAAAGGCGATACCGGCCCGCAGGGCGAGAAAGGCGACACAGGCGAGCAGGGGCCGAAGGGTGACCAAGGCTTGACAGGCCCCGTTATTGTTCCCTCTGTAGATGCCAGCGGCGTTATGTCCTTCACCATTCAGGATACCGCCATTGCCCCGCAGGCCGTCAGTGTGAGAGGCCCGCAGGGCCCGCAGGGCGTACAGGGCGAGCAGGGCGCACAGGGTACGAGAGGCCCGCAAGGCTTACAGGGCGTACAGGGCATCCAGGGCCCCAAGGGCGAAACAGGCGAACAGGGCCCTGCCGGTGCTACCGGAGCCACAGGCGCAACCGGCCCCAAAGGTGATAAAGGCGATACTGGCCCCAAGGGTGATACCGGTGCAACCGGTGCCCGTGGTGCAACAGGCGCAACCGGCGCACAAGGCCCGGCTGGCCCCGCAGGCCCCAAGGGTGAACAGGGCGATACCGGAGCCACAGGCGCAACCGGTGCGACAGGTGCGACAGGTGCAGAAGGCCCTGCTGGCCCTCGTGGCTTAAAGGGCGAAAAGGGAGACAAAGGCGACACCGGTGCTACAGGTGCAACGGGCGCAACTGGTGCGCAGGGGCCTATGGGACCGCAAGGCCCGACAGGCCCTGCCGGTAAAGATGGAACCAGCCTGTATATCGAGGACAGCTATCCTACACTGGCAGCGCTGAGAAACGCGATCCCCGCCGGGAACAACAAGATGTACTATGTGCAGGAGGACGGCGAGTGCTACATCTGGAGCGAGACAGCCAATGACTGGGTAAGCGTTGGCGCATTGCAAGGCCCCATCGGACCGCAAGGCCCGCAAGGCGTACAGGGGCCACAAGGCGAGCAAGGCCCAGCTGGCGCTACCGGTGCTACTGGCGCTGCGGGGGAACAAGGCCCGCAGGGTGAGAAAGGCGACAAAGGGGACACTGGCGAGCAAGGCCCCACAGGCGCTACTGGCGCAACAGGTGCGACAGGCCCGCAAGGCCCAGCTGGTCCCGCCGGCGCAGACGGCGCAGCCGCTACTATTAAAATTGGTACAGTAACCTCCGGCGCTGCTGCTTCCGTCACCAACAGCGGCACTACCTCCGCTGCGGTTTTCGATTTTGTACTCCCAAAAGGTGACAAAGGCGAAAAGGGCGATACCGGCGCAACAGGCCAACAGGGTGAGACTGGCGCTACCGGCCCGGCTGGTGCTACCGGCGCTACAGGCCCCCAAGGTGAGCAGGGTATTCAGGGCATTCAAGGCCCCGTTGGCCCGCAGGGCGAACAAGGCCCAGCAGGCGTAGCCGGTGCCGATGGTAAATCCGCCTATCAGACCGCCGTAGAGGGCGGTTATTCCGGTACGGAAACGGCGTTCAATGCGGCGCTGGCGGATGTGCCCGGTCATATCGCAAGCAAGGCCAACCCCCACGAAGTAACCAAAACGCAAGTTGGCCTTAGCAATGTGGAAAATGTGAAGCAGGCCCCCTATACCCATGTTTCTGATAAGGCTAACCCACATGGCGTGACCAAAGCTCAGGTCGGACTTGGAAATGTAGATAACACCAGCGATATCAATAAGCCTGTTTCCACCGCCCAGCAGGCTGCCATCAATGCTTGCAAGGTCAAGCGAGCTTCGGTCACTTTACCGACTGCATCTTGGAGCAACCTTTCGCAGACGGTAACCATCAGCGGCATCACCGTCAACAGCAAAGTAGACATCCAAATGGACGCAACAGCCCTTGGCGTACTTATCGACAGCGGCACCAGCGCTATCTGGATTGAAAACAACAATGGCACCCTTACCGCAAAAGCGCTGGGAGAGAAACCCAATGCCAATCTTTCGGTTCAGGTGACCATCACGGAGGTATCTGCATGAGCGTAATTTACGGTAATCCCATTACATTAGGTGGCGGTGGAGCTGGTTTGAACATTGATTATGGTTCAACAGCGCCATCGGACACGAGCAAATTGTGGGTGCCTCTGGCAAAGAAACCTGATGCGGTTGAATGCAGCCCTGTGCTGAATTACGGTACCAATACAATTGAATTGAAATCGGCTATCATACCGGCAAACCAAGTTGCGTTTCCTGCTATTTCTCGTGTCGGCAGGAAGATTTATATTTTGGGTGGAAGCAGTAGTATATCTGCAGGCAATATGGTGAAAACCATTTCTGCGTATGACATTGATAGTGGAGAAATGTCCACATTATCCGCTACCTTGTCCTCAAGCAGAATGCGCTCGTACTGTGCTTCGGTAAACGGAAAAATCTATCTCATTGGTGGAATGATAAATGGCTCAACATCGGCGTCCAACACTATTGAAGCGTTTGACCCTGTGACAAACACAACCACAGCTTGTACAAATCTGCCGACTGCGTTTAGAGCATCGAATTGCAATTCGTGCGTTGTAGTAGGAAGTAAAATCTACATCATGGGGTATTTATACGGAAGTGGATATTTCAATTTATCTATACTGTACTACGACACCGAGAATGACACCGTTGTTGACACCGGTAAAAAGTGCATCACATGCGATGCCGCTTGTGTTTATATAAACAACAAAATTTATGGATTTGGCGGTGTAAATTCAGGCGGTAGCTTCTTCGGAAAGTATTGGAGTTTTGACCCTGCGACTCTTGAGGTTGCAACACTTGGAACTTACAATTATAGATATATGAGTGCCGCATCTATTGACAATAATAGAGTATTTTTGTTTCAAGGATACGACAGTGATTACAATCTGCATAATGCAATACAAGTGTACGATGTAAACGCAGATACATTCCAAACTCTTTCGATTACGACAAACGAAAAACTGTGCAATAGATACGTGGTTGTGGATGGTTTGGACATTTATGTTATCGGCGGGGATAAAGCGTCAACTGCAACGCCTGCAAATCGCATAGAAAAGTTTTCTTCAAACACAGCTTTGCAGTCTAATCACTTGTTTTTGCAGGCAGATTTCGGTACGTCTAACCCATTTCCCATTATAAATGGCACAAAGGTGAAGATAACAGCATATCTGCGCAATGCATACCTTGGGGACAGCAACAACTTTGCGCAGGTAACAAATGCATATATCTACGATGCAACAGCCAGAGAATGGAAAAACCTTTCCGGAGAAAGCTATGTAGCAGATATGCTGAACGCCTTGAATGTTATGGGGGTGAACTAATGGGTTATTACACCGAAAAAGCTAAAGAAGTAAAAGCAAAGCAGGATGCAGAGCTGGAACAGCTGAAAGCAGCTCTGCAGACCCTTGGCGTAGAAACCGAAGAAAAGGAGGAAATAGCCAATGCGGAATGACATCTTAGAGCAGGCGCAGGAAATCCGGACGAGCATTGACAGCGTGACCGGCACCATGGCAGATGCTGATGCAGCAAAGAACCCCATGCTGTTCCTGCCATGGGAAACTGATACCAAGTATGCGGTGGGAGACCGCAGACGGCACGATGGCAAGGTATACAAGTGCTTGCAGGCTCACACCTCGCAAGCAGACTGGGCTCCTCCCGTTGTCCCTGCTCTGTGGGTAGTCGTAAATGTCAGTTCTCCCGGAACGATTGATGACCCCATCCCGGCATCGAAGGGCATGGAATACGAGTACGGAAAGTACTACCTTGACCCGGAGGATGGGAAAACCTACCTCTGCAAGCGCTTGAATGAGACCGGAACCATCGTGCTGTATTACCTGCCGCATGAGCTTATAGGGCAGTATTTTGAGGAGGCATAACCCATGGAAATTGCACTGGCCCTCCTCGGCTCCGGCGCATTGGCTACCGTCATTAGCTGGCTGCTGCATCGTATTGACCGCAAGCAGGACAAGCAGGATCAGATTATCTCCGGTATGGCAGCCTTGGACAATAAGCTGCAACAGCATATTGATTCTGACGAACGCTACCGGACAGATATGTGCCGCATCCGCATCCTGCGCTTTTCGGACGAGCTGCGCCGTGGGGTGAACCACAGCGAAGAATCCTTCAACAATGTGCTGGAGGATATCGACAACTACACAGAGTACTGTGTGGAGCACGAAGATGTCTACATCAATTCCAAAGCGGATGCAGCGATCCGCAACATTAAGAGCGTCCACGACCGCTGTATTCGTGGCGAACTCAAATTCCTTTAAGGAGGACATAAAATGAACGAATTTGTAACTTGGACTTCCCTTGGTACTTACGCAGGCGCTGTAATGATGGTCACCATCATCACCCAGTTTTTGAAGCAGACCCCCCTGCGGAACATCAACACTAACCTCTTGGCCTATATCGTGTCCGCACTTATCCTCGTGGGCGCAGAAGCGTTTACGGGGGCCGAGCTGACGGTGCAGGGCGTTATCCTGTGCCTGCTCAATGCGGTTATCGTGGCTTTGGCTGCCGGTGGTACTTATGATGCTGCTACGACCGGCATGGTCAAAAAGGTCAAAGAGGAGGAATTCCCTCTTGAGGAGGTGGTGAAAGATGCCTAAAGTGTATCTTTCCCCCGAACGCAGACCGGCTCCCCATGCTCCGTACTACGGCTTCCCCGGCGTGTACGAGCATGATGTGTGTGTAGAGATCGGCGCTTATTGCGCCGATGCTCTCACCCGCTGCGGCTTCGATGTGCTGGTCGCGTCTCCCGATAAGACCATGCAGGAGCGGGTTGCCGAAAGTATCGCTTGGAGATCAGATCTCCACATGCCCATTCATACCAATGCCAGCTCCGCCACGCTGAAAGAGGGATCCGCACAAGGCCCGACCGTCCTGCGCTACGGCGAAGCCGGAGGCATCAGCGACCGAGCTTGTCAAATGGTCTACCGCAGGCTTATGGAGATTTACCCCCGGAACACCCACCGAGGGGTCTACCAGAAGGACGAGTTTTACGAGATCGGCAAAACTCCTATGCTTTCAATCTATCCCGAAATCGCATTCCATGACAATGGACAAGATGCCATTTGGATCGTGCAAAACAAAAAGCGCATTGCCGAGGCGCTCTGCAAAGGCGTGTGCGACTGGTTCGGCGTGACCTACAAGGAAGAAGAAAAGCCGAAGACCGACTATGACAAACTGCTTGCCGAGCTGGAGGAAGTCAAAGAAAAATACAGAACCGAACACGCATCAGCTCAGGCGTTGCGGGGAAGAATTTTATCCGCTATCGAACAATACGATACGGCGGCGAAGGAGGGCTAAATTTGGCTATTAGAAAACCCGTTTCAGTAGTAAATGATGGCGGCTCCAAAAGGACAACGAAGCCAGTTGGATCTGTTGTGGGGAATGTTATTCCTGCGGCAGGATCTGTTGTCGGAAGTCCGGGGAAAGGTGTCGCTGATATGGCGTCTCGTGCCGGGGCAGTAACCATCGCAAAAAGTCAACTTGCAGGTGTGCCAAAAACCGTTACGCAGACTGACTCGTCCGCAAGGGACGCATACCTTGCGAAGCTGAAGGCTCAACTGGAAGCACAGACTGCAGCCTATGACCAGCTCCTTGCATACAACCAGCAGATGTATGACGAGCAGAAGAAGCAGGCAGCGCAGGATCGTGAGGACAATGCTCGCAGAGCGTACATCGCCAAGGAGATGGCACTCAAGAATATGCCGGGGCAGCTTGCTCGTGAGGGTATCAACGGCGGCCTTGCAGAAACATCCTATGTCAAGCTGAACAACCGCTATGCAAGAAGCCTTGCCGAAGGCGACAGTGACTACTCCGATGCCGTGAGCCGTGCATACCTCGACATGGTGAAATCGAACCGTGAGCCGCAGACCGGGAAGATGAACGCACAGGCCAGCTACACGGCAGGGGTTGCAAAAGCACCTTCTTCAAAGACTATTAAGGTAGCAAACAAAGCCTACATCGAAAAGCTTCAAGATTCGTACAACAGACTGCGCAAGGCTGGATACTCTGATGTAGATGCGGCGAGGTTGCTTGGAATCGAATAATGGTAGGAGGGCAAATGGATAGAAAAACTCTGGAACGGAATTACCAAAAATCCAATGGCACGCCAAAAGCTGCTGAGTTGGAGCAAAACTATCAGAAATCCGGAATGGATCGCCTTGCCCAAGCAATGCAAAGTGCAATCCTGAATACTGCACCATCCCCCAGCAAGCAGCAAGACGCTGCCTCTGCTGGGGCTTCTTCTCGTAAGCAGAGCGATATCATGAAGGAACAGCTGGACGCTATCAAAGCGAGGCGTGACGATGCGGCTATTAAGGCTGGTGCATATCGGCGTGCGGGGAACATGACGGAGCAAGCCAAGGAACAGCAGGAAGCCGCCAATAAAGCTGCCATTGAGTACGAGAACGCCTATACCCAGTGGAAGAACCAGCGAAATGCGGAAGCGGTAGAGGACTACAACCCGGACGAGAATAAATTCAAGGCAGTCGATGCTACCATTTCTGGCGTGCAGAA